GATTCCTGTAGCGGCTGATGCAATCAAGGCGATGCGCTCGAAATTCTTTTCGATGCCGCCATAATCTGCGCCACGTTCGCCAATAAGTTCGCCAGCTTGTTTCAGTATTTCATGAGGGTTCATAACAACACCCTCCCAATAACGATGCCCCACATGAAGCCGACGACACCGGCAGCCGCCAGCCACCAGCGCATAGACTGGCGACCTGCTTCAAAGCCATCGCGATAGTCTGGAAGGCGCGACATCTGCGCCTTCAGATAGCGTTCATTCAAGTCATCTGTGTTCATTTGGTTCTCCCGTATTCAGCAAAAAGGAAAATGCTGTCCTTCGCTTCATTCTGGCCATTAGCCACGATCACTGTGTGGCCACACGATATAAGATAATCGCGCCAGTCCTTTTGCTTGGCGCTTAGAACGCCGCCTTTGGCGCGTTTCATTTCAATCCAGACGTTCCACGCTGGGATATATAGATCAGGGACGCCAGCGCTGACGCCTTCGGCTTTCAATCTGGCAGCGGCGGCAATTCCTCTAGCGCCGCCATTTGGTATGGCGAAAATTCTGATGCCTTTATAGCGCTGGCGAAACCATGCTACAAATTCGCGTTGTTCCAGATGCTCGCTTTTCAAAACGGAACCTCTTGAAAATATTCATCGCAAGCGTCCGGGGTTGCTGCGAATTGTTCTGGCGGGCGCATATCAAACTTCATGCAGTCTCCAGTTTTAGAATAGTGCTCGCAAGTATGGCAGCAGCGAGGCGGTCCTGCGCGTAGCCATTCTTCCCATTGCGTGACAATCTCAGGCTGCGGCGGTCTCGTGTTCATGGCTCCATTTCCTTTCTATCACGCGAGCATACTTTCCATCCATCCGGTATTTGATTTCATTTGGCGGATTGGATTGGTTCATATTCTGCGCGATGGCTCCCAGATCATTAGATGCCAGACATCCGTCAGGCGCTTTCGATGCCATTGCGATCTTGTATAAATCGCGAGCGGCTTTCTGCCCAGCATATCCTTCATATCCAATTGCAAAATATTCAGCCACAGGCGGTTCTGTCAACCCGCCATAATATCGAACGCAAAGTAGTTCTTTGCCGGACGATCTGGATATATGCTTATCCCAGCGCCATGATGATACGGATATATTCGTGCCATTTCCTCCCATGATATCAACATCATGCAGCCGCCATTTCTTCGGCTCTGGAGGCGGAAATATATAACCGCAACTGGGACATTTTTTCACCGAAATATGGCAAATCTCGCCGCATTCTTCGCAGATTTTTGCAGGGAAATCGCCCGCTCCTTCGCCTTTTCGTTTTGGCGGTTGCACTGCTGTGATCGGGCCATGCTTTTCGACTACGCCAGCGAAGTCTAGCACCATGCAATGGTCGGTGTGAGATTTCGGTCTCATGCCGCGCCCTGCCATCTGGAGATAAAGGACCGGACTCATTGTCGGGCGCACCATTGCGATCAAGTCGATGTCTGGATAATCAAACCCGGTTGTCAAAACATTGGCGTTAGTGATCGCCCTGATTTTCCCGGCTTTGAAATCATCCAGCAATCGCTCGCGTTCTTTTTTCGGCGTATCGCCAGTGATGCAAGCCGCCTCGATACCATTCGACAATAACATCGCAGCCATATTCTGAGCGTGATCAACGCCGGTGCAGAAGAACAACCACGCCTTGCGATTTTCGGCGCGACTGATGACTTCGCGCACCACTTCAGAATTGATTAGCTGAGTATCAACAGCCTTCTGCAATTCGCTTTCGATATATTCGCCGCCGCGTTTATGAACGCCAGAAACATCCAGCTTGGTCTTGGTTATCTTGCTATTCAGCTTTGCCAGATGACCTTTATAAACCAGTTCCTCAATAGTCACCGGCTCAATCAAGGCATCAAAGATGGCTGGCTTGTCGGTTATAAATCCATGCCCTAGCCGATATGGCGTGGCAGTCAATCCAATCACGCGCAATTTCGGATTGATGGCAGCAAGATCAGAAATCAATTTGCGATATCCGCCAGCATCCTCATGCGAAACCAGATGGCATTCGTCGATAATGATCAAATCAACGTAGCCGATTTCGCCCGCTCGTTTTCTGACGGATTGAATACCTGCAAACGTGATTGGCTCGCCAAGGTCTTTCCTGCCAATGCTGGCGCTGAATATTCCAAGCGGCGCGTTCGGCCAGTATTGCAGCATCTTTTCTGCATTTTGCTCGATTAATTCCTTGACATGCGTCAGCATCAAAATGCGCGTTTCCGGCCAATTCTGAATAGCATCACGGCAGATCGCCGCAATAACATGGCTCTTTCCTGATCCGGTCGGCATTACGAGGCATGGGTTTCCTGTGTTGCCAGCTTCAAACCAGTCATAAAGCTGGTCGATAGCGCGTTGCTGATATTCGCGGAGTTTCATCCCACAACCTCCGCGCCGGGCATGTCGCGCCTGATTTTCTTCACATCGTCGTTGGTGCATCCTGTCGCGTTTGCGATCAATTCGCGGCTGGCAAAGATCGTCGCATCTGGCTCGCCGTTGCTAACGGCCTGACCGTCAATCACATAAACCGCCGTCCATTCATTCAAACCTTCCTTAAGCTGCCAAGGCACAAGATCGGGATGAAGCACATGGCTATCGCATCCGTTCAACTGGTGATCGAATGGGATGCCGTCAGCATCGAAACGCTCGCAGCGCCATGTGCTGCCTTCCTGCGCTGTGCTGTGGGCGCAGGTTCTGCAATTCACTTCCTTGGTTAGTTTCGATCCGTGACATAAATCATGCGCCGGGCAGAATTTGCATTGATACCATGACGGATCAGCGCTGATCGGTTCCGGCATACGATCAGACAGAGCCAGCCGCTTTCCGCGTTCAATCAATTTTGTCGCTGCCTTTTCGTCATATTTAACGCGCTCAGTATAAAGCCGGTCATCATCCTTGCAGACGGCAACATACAAGGCGCGATCTATATTCAGCCCGGCCATATAAATCTGCATTTGCGCCCAGTGTTCGGGCTTGGATTTTTCGACGCCTTCGCGCTCCAGTGCGTCAAATGATTTCTTGTTGTGCGTTTTGAACTCTGCAACATGGCGGGTCTTTTCAGCCAGCGGGACGCCGCTTTCAATGATCGCGTCGGCGCTGCCAGACACATGCGATCCGAAATTGACGTAAGCCTGCGATTTGGAAAATACAACGCCGATACCTTCAAGATCATTCATGAATGTGCGTTCCTCCAGATTGCCGCGCCTGAATAAGCGCAGCACCCGACCGGGAAACTTCTGGCGCACCGCCCAGCGAAATGAAAGCCAAATCCATCTATCGCAGGCATGGCCTAAAATCGACGCGCCCATGTGCGGGCGAGGCTTTTCTTCCCGCGCCTCGTGTGCCGCGTCGATCAGGCTTACAATATCGTTGAATGGTTTTGGAATAACGGCCATGTTCTCGCTCCATTGATGGTGCTGGGGCCGTAGCCCCAGCGGTTATGCTTTTTTATTTCTGCCACGGCGGCGCAGCGCGTTTCTGCGCTGGGGCGCTTGCGGCTGGTGCGGGCTTGGCGGATGGTGCGGGTGGGGCTGATCCGTTTACAGATCGAAAGCCTTTCACCACATTCTTGTCGCCATATTCTGGCGAACTTTCGATTGCGACCTTGATGCAGAGATCGCCACCTACAAGCTGGTCGCTGTCCTGCATATCGGACAATCCAATCGCCCGCATGATTTCGCCAAGTTGGCGGCGTCCGATTTCCTCCGCTTTCGCATTAGGATTGAACACGTTGAGGTTATCGAAAATGACGCGCCCCTGATGGCTGGGTCCGGTCACATCGTAGCGCACCGATATATACTGACCAGTGCCCGATTTCGTGTTGCGAAGTTCCGTTGATGCGATAGTGGCATTATACCAGCCAGCCGGGATTGGATCGTATGAACGATCATTCTCCGGCATTTCATCGCGCTTAAAAGTCATACCAAGATTAGCCATTTTTATTGCTCCTTTGTGATGGTGAAGGAAGGACGGCCCGGTGTGGTAGTGATCGCAGCCAAAAGCGGGCCAGTGATGCTTTTGTCGGCAGCTTTCCAGATGGTCAGATTGATTTCAGGTTTCCAGCGGAACAGACTTTGAAGGTGCGCTTCCAGACCGTTTTCGCGGGCAACTTCTTGCAGCAGATCGCCATCAACCTTTCGGTTGAGGCGACCAACAACCTTAATCTTGTAGGCTCCTGTGTTGGCCGTCTCAGTGCCATCAAGATTTTCGGCGATACCGATCAGGGACAGCATCTTGTCCTCGATCTGGCGGCGGCGCTCGACCGCCACACGTTCAGCCTCTTTGGCGGCGATCCATTCGGTCGAAAGATCATCAAGCATTGCCGCCTCCGATCTTTTGAATGATCGCGCCCAAATCTGGCATTTCCCATTGATCCAGCTTGCCGCTGCGGTCTTTGGCTTGCCAGAGGCCATCGCTGTCGCACATCAGCCCGCGCTGGGTGACGCCTTCAGCATCGCGTTCGACACGCAGCGCCAGCACTTCGTCGAAGAAGTAAGGCAACTGCTGGCCGGTCTTGTTGCCGGGCATGGATGGCGCATAAAGAATGCGGCCCATTTCATCCTGCGATTTTTCCAGTTTGGCACTCATATAGACATGCTTACCGGGCAAATCGCGGAATGCGCGGATCAGGTCTGCAACCTGTTCTTGCATCGCGCCATATGCTTGGCGCGGGTCTTTGGTATTCTTTTTCTCAGCGTTCAGGATCACTTCCGCGATCTCGCTGATGCTGTCGAGCGCCACGCTTTGAAATTCATTGCCAGTTTCACCAGCGATGAATGAATAGGCTTCCCGCAGATCGTCGATGCTGCTGATCTCAATGAACGGCAGATCGGCGTCCTGAATAGACAGGAGGCCAGCTTCAGCCGACAAGATGATCGGCTTTGGCAGCGTAGTGACCAGCGTGGTCTTGCCAGCGCCAGCCTGCCCGTAAACGAGCAGCTTGACGCCATTTCCGGCTAGCGAGCCGGTGCGCTTCAGTGAGATCGCCATGTTAGGCCACCATCAGAATGATTATACCAATGGCGAATGATCCCCAAAACATTTTATACATGTCGTCTTCTGTCATGATATTCTCCCGCGCCCGTTCGGCCTATTCCGTTTGGGCAACGATTTGCTATTTACAGCCCTTTTGTTGTAATGTAAACCTCCAATTTCTAAAAAGGGACAAAAAAATGATAAATATCGACAAAATCAAGGAAATCCTGAAAGATATGAACCTGCGAGCCGTAGCTAAGGGCGCGGGTATTCATGAAAATTCGCTCTATCGAATAATGTCAGGGAAATCCTGCCGGTTCGATACGATATCGAAAGTGGTCGTCTACTTGCAGCGGAAAGGGTTTAATCTCAATGGTTAAAATTTTTGACCTCCCGTTCGTTCCGCCGCCGATTGTCGAGCCTGCGCCTATCGAGCATCAGATAGCAGATGCCATGCAGGCGGCGGGGCTGGATCCGCCTTTTCCAATCCACATTGACGGCAAGTTGCACCGCTTTCGATCGGGGACGAAAGGAACGCCGGGCATCGACAAATCTGGCTGGTACGTCTTTTATTCGGACGGCATCCCGGCGGGCAAATTTGGCGACTGGCGATCTGGCATCGAACACAACTGGCGGGCTGATATTGGCCGGGAATTGTCTCCGGCAGAGGAAATAATTAACCAGCGCCGGATGACGGAGGCAAAAGCCGCCCGCGACACAGAACTAG